ATGCTAGATCATATTTGCATAAATGCGCCATTTGAATCCAGCTTCTACTCAGTAGATGCGGAAGGGCGTTATTTTTTTGTAGATATTGATCTTCACACCATAGAAATTCCACTTGCGTCTCGTTCTGTTCATAAGAATGATGACGGTTCGATTTCTGCTGCTGCTTTATTCCATCCTTATGAGTCTGTACCGACTCATTACACAGGTATGGCGATGAAAGTGTTTTTCGATGCTAGTTATGAACCTTATGTACAGATTAAGGCTTCGCCTGCAAAGTTGTTGCAGGGCCATAACGTTTTTGGATCGGATGACATAGAGCAGGGTGCTGATGAGATGATTGGCTTCTTACACATGGCTTACCCAGTGCTTACCCGTATGCTTGATTGGGAACGTGCTTGGGTTTCACATATTGACGTTACGTATTCTGCCAAGTTGTCTGATCAGACAACGGCTAAAAAGATTCTGGACTTTCTGGCTAATGTCAGTAGCGGTCAAACTAGACTTTCCAATAAGCGGTTTGATAGCTCTGTGTATTGGGGTGGTCAGACGTCCAGACTTGTAAACCATAAATGCTATTTAAAGCATGATGAATTTCTTTCCCAGTTTGAAGAACTTAAGCAACTGGCAAAAAAGAATGACAAGGCAGCTCAACGAGTTGTTGATGTTATGTCCGATTCACGTTTAATCAACTGGACGGTCGGACTATTACGTTTTGAATCACGTTTAAAAAAACGTTGGCTTGAACGTAACGGAGTACCTACGAACCTTTATGAACTCATAGCATTTCAGAAGGCAAATCCTGATTTACTTCAAACACTTTGGACAAAGGCAACGCACAGCATTTTTGATGCCATGAGAGGTCAAACTGTGAAATTGATTAATGATGAAAGTGTTTTGGAAGCCATATCTAACTCGCCAGTTGTCGTTACCAATAGCGGTAAGGTTTCTCAAACACGTATCCGAAATATTTACTCTACGTACTGTTTAGTGCGTGAGCATGGCTTAGAGAAATTAGCTGAAATGCTTCCTAAGCCTACGTTTTATAGACATTTATCTGAACTTTGCGAATGTGGCTTTTCAAAGGCATTTTTGCAGAACTTGCATGACAACAAGGCTAAAAATGTCATTCCATTTATGAAGCTCGTAGAAATCGACTTTTCCCAACAATTGCCTGAGTGGTATGAGCCACCAGTATCGCAATTTAAATCAGTAGCTTAAAGGTGAGCAAATGAATAATTCACAACATCCAATTATGACAGTTACAGGCATCCGTAAGGCTGCTGGAGACTTTACAGACGATAAAGGTAAAACAATCGAGTTTTCAAACACGGTTGTAACTGTGCTGCAAGAATATTCAGATCGTGAGAAAGAACAAGGCGCAATCGGTTTTAAATCGACTGACTACAAGATTAAAGGCGCTCAGTTCTTTAATGATTACATGCATCAGGAATTACCGAGCAAAGCTAAATTGATCTTTGATTGGGATTTCACAGGTAAAGCGCCTAAAGCTGTATTGGTAGCTTTGGACTTTGATGGTGTGGAAGCAGCTTAATAAAGCTATATGAATCAAAGTGTTAACTATATAACACTTCGTATAATGTATAATATGTAAATAAATCAATAACTTAGGCGAATTTATGACTAAAAAGATAACATTGATTATGGGGGATAATCAAGTGGAATGCCCTAAATGTTACTCATATTTTCACCGCCAATATTTAGCTTTTCACATGTCAAAGTGTGTGGGGTAAGGAATATAAAAAATGTACCAATGTGCCCAACTAGACGAAGTCACAAACCAGTGCCTTACATGGGTACAAGTTGGTTTTCTAGGATTACCCGAAATCACTAACGGCCAAGCGGGTGATATAGCAATCAAGATAGGCATTTGTATTTGCTTAGCTTGGGGCTTTAAAAAAATTGGTCAACTGCTCAAATAAAGGGGAAAAACCATGGGCGAACTTACTGTTCAAACTCAACCACAAACTAAACGTCAAGGCGTTCCATCTCGTGCTTTAGCTACTTCACTTGTATTGTCTGCTTTAGCTATGGCAAATGCTGCTCACGCTGATATCGATGTAACACCAGTTACAACTGAATTAAGCGGTTTAACAACTCCGATCGGTTTGGTTGGTGCTGCATTCTTGGTTGTTCTAGTAACGATCAAAGGATGGAAAATCATCCGCCGAGCTTTGTAATAAAACAAGATGTAATCGGGGCACTAGTTGCCCCATCTTTCTTTGAGGGGTTTGTATGTCATGGTTAATCGTTATAGTTTTCGTAATTTGTCTTTTGATAATTTTAAATTAATTACATGGCTACAGATCTTCATTATAGCCATTGCGCCTAACTTCATTTTCTATCAATCAGCCAATGCAACTAGTGTCGGTGCGGAAGGTTGGTCTGTATCTAAGAAGTTAGTACAAGGTGCTACAACATTCTACGATGGCACTAAAAATATCGTTTTGAACGGTAAGAATTATGCAGCTACTGGAACAGCTAAAATTACTCCTGCTGCTGCTCAAGTTTCTAAAATGATTGTAAGGGTTGGTGCTGTTGTAGCCGTTGATTTGGCAATTAAAGCTTTGATTGGTGCGGTCGATTACACAATGGATCCTGCCAATAATGAAGTTATTTATAAGGTTCCGGGTGAAAACCCACCTGCAACAAACTGTAAACCAGATTTTTCAGACTGCCCACCACAAATAAATAATCTTTGGCGAAATTCAGGTTTACAAAATACCTTCTTTTTTACTCCTCAATCTGCTTGTTTAAATCTTGCCGAAGTGACAAAGACTCAACTTACATCAATGGTTCAACAAAATGCGACTAATTATCGCTGTTACATCGTTGATACTAAGGGCGTTGCAAATAGTTATGTGGTATCTGCATCTATTAACCCTAAATATGATCCTAATGCACCGCCTGCACCTGACACATCTGAAACAAAAAGATTAGGTTACGACGCTGTAGCAGCTCAAATTATGTCTGATGCAATGGCAGAAAAACCTGAAGGAAAAGCCTTTGTTTCATCTGTTGCTGATACTGCATTAGAAGAGGATGAGCAAAAACAAATTGTTCCTGCAACTGATGTAATTCAACAATTAACCCAATCTCAAGCAATTCCTACTACTGGTACGGGTACTGGTACTGCTGTTCCTGCTCCAACAACTGGCGATCCAACTACAACTCCTCCTGCTGATACGCCACCTTATGACCTTAAATTAAATTTCCCTGTTTTTTGTGATTGGGCGCCTACAGTTTGTCAAGCTGCTCAATCTGCTATCGATTTCCCTAAAACTGTAGCTGACTACTGGAAGAAAACAGATAAGTGGATGACTGAGGAACCTACAGATTCGACTGATACAAAACCAGAAATTAAAGATCTACAACTAAATTTTGATGATGGTGATCGTGTCTCTTTCGACCAGACTTGCCCACAAGCCGAACCTATAGAAATCACTATTAAGGGTGTTTCATCTGAGACGAATTTCTCTTTTGAACCTCTCTGTAATTTCATGATCATGATTAGACCTTTTGTTATTGGATCAGCCTATTTAATCGGAGCTTATATCGTTATGGGCTTATCAAGGGGGAATAGTGAGTAATGGGAAAAATAATCTATACAGCATTAACTTTACTGCTCGGATCTGCAATTAAGCGCCTCCTTTTAGGGGCAGGAATAGGCATCTTTACAACCAGTGTTGTACAGGGATTTATCAGTATGTATATCGCCCGTGCAACTTCAAATATGAGCTTTGGTCCGTCTACTGCACTTGCATTTTTGGGGATGTGTGGTGGGGATAAAGCAATTGGCATTCTCATAGGCGCTTTAAGCACTTATGCAATTATTAAATCTGCCCAAATAGGCATACAGAAATTATCAAGCTGATCTATTTCGTTTGGCGTGCCGTGCACGCACATAACGAAATAGATTAGCTTGGCGGAGTTTATAAAATGATAATTCTAGTCACAGGTACTCCAGGCTCGGGGAAAAGCCTATTTGTTGTTTCAAAGATATTAGAACTACAAAAACAATTTCCTGAACGTCAAATCTTTGCCGATATTGAAGGCTTACAGATCGATGGCGTTGAGAAGTCACCAGAAGATTGGAGAACCACTCCAGAAAACTCGATTGTTATCTATGACGAAGCCCAACAACATGAGCGCTTTAGATCTGGAACATCAGCAAACAAAGACGAAGTAGTACAGAAATTACAAGTACATCGTCATACTGGTCATGATATTTGGTTCATCACACAAAGCCCACGATTCCTAAATGCATTTGTTTTAGATCTGGTTGGCGAACACTATCATTTACACCGTCCATATGGGGCAAAATTGGCAAGTGTTTACTACTGGAGATCTGTGCGTAAACAGCCACAATCTTTATCGTCTCGAGAGCTAGCAGAGAACGAATTTCTATTTAAATACCCTAAAAACCTGTTCAGCTACTACAAGTCTGCAACTGCTCATCACGTTAAGCTGAAACTACCGAAAAAACTGGGGTGGGTTCTCTTGGGTATTGCTTGTTTAGTGGGATATGGAATCAATGCATTCTTAAAGCCTTCTACTCAGAAAATGATTAACCCATCTGCATTTACACAGGCAAAAGATGATAAAAAACCTAAGCAAATTGATGGGTCTGGATTAACTCCAGATCAACGCAAAGATCTTGAAAATCCAGATAAAAGAAATGCAGAGCTTCAAGCTAAAAACGATGTCCGGATGGAGACAATTGCGATTAAATATAATCCGAATAAACCTTTTGACGTTGACCAATCAAAAATAGAATATACAGTGACTGCAAAACCCGTTTTTAGTGGCTGTATTAAAAAGAATGGTCGTTATGTTGCATACACTCAACAGGGGACTATTTTGCACGATGTGGCGCAATCAGATTGCAAGAAGCTAATAGAACAGAATGACAGACCGTTTAATTATTTCGCTCAAACACAATCAACAGAACGAGTGTCTACGAGTGAACTGTCTCAATCTGCACAAGCAACTTCTCCTCTCTGA